GTTTTGGAGCAACAGCGCGCGCCTCGAAGGCGTCATCCAGCGACCGGCGACCGCGCCGAAGTGGAACGCCGAGCAAAAGCAATCGTTCCGCGAGCAGTGGCAAACGCGGTTCAGCGGTGCCGGAAACGCGGGGCAGACGGCCGTCCTCGAAGATGGGATGGAATTCAAGTCCGTCAGCTCGACTGCGAAGGATTCCGAGTACGTCTCGTCGCGCAAGCTCACGCGCGAAGAGGTTGCCCGCGCGTACCACGTGCCGTTGCCGATGGTCGGCATTCTCGATTACGCCACCTTCAGCAACATCAAGGAACAACACAAGCAGCTCTATCAGGATTCGCTCGGGCCGTGGCTGGAATATCTCGTCGACGAATTCGCGCGGCAGCTGCTGCCGGAGTCGACGGACCAAGACCGCGTGTACTTCGAATTCAACATCGCGGCGAAGCTCGCGGGCAGCTTCGAAGAGCAGGCGGGCGCGCTGCAGACCCTCGTCGGCCGTCCCATCATGACGGCGAACGAAGGGCGCGCGCGACTGAACCTGCCGTCGATGAAGAACGATCCGAGCGCCGACGAGCTGAGCGCGCCTCTCAACACGACGAGCGGCGACGGACAGCGCGCGAACGTCGACGGTCCGGCCGTGCCTGCGACAGCCACCGCGACAGTCATCCGCGCGTCGTGGAATCGGCAGCGCAAAATCCTCGAATCGCTCGACCCCGCCCAACGCGCGACGGCGTTCGACGCCGAACGCTGGGACCGCGAGTTGTCGACCGACCTTGTCCCCGTCTTTCTCGCGGCCGGATACACGCCACCGGAAGCGGCTCGTGCCGCGCTGACGCTGGCGAGTCGCATCAACGCCGACACGCGTGACCGCCTGATGGACCACGACAACCCGTTCAGCGCAGACCGAGAGGCGAGTTTGTATGAGCAAGCAGCTGCATAACTACGACCACTTGGCAGGCTTCGCTGTGACGTCGCCGTGGGCGCTGGAGCCCGAAATGCTGGCCGTCGTCGTCGCCATCTTGTCGCGGCGACTCGCGGGCGATGACTCGCATGCGGCCGACATCGTCGCGCTCGGCAACAAGCGTGACGTAGCAGCCGCGCCGAAGGGCGTGGGCATCCTCCAGATGTACGGCGTCATCGCGCCGAAGATGAACATGTTTTCGGAGATCAGCGGCGGCACGACGTTCCAGCAAGCGACCGCCGACCTGCATGAGCTGGTGGCGTCGAAAGACGTCGGCACCATCGTGATCGATTGGGACTCGCCGGGCGGGAACGTGCAGGGCGCCGACGAGTTTGCGCGTGAGGTCCTGAAGGCGCGCGCCGTCAAGCCCGTGATCTCGCAAGTCAATTTCCGCATGTGCTCGGCCGCGTATTGGGTCGGCGCCTGCGCCACGGAAATCGTGTGCTCGCCGTCCGGCGTCGTTGGTTCCATCGGTGTCTTCAGCATCCACAACGACCTGTCGAAGGCGCTCGCGGACCTCGGGGTCAAGCGGACGTACCTCTCGAAAGGGAAGTTCAAGGTCGAGGGCAACGAGACTGAAGCCCTCAGCGACGACACGAAAACGCAGTGGCTGGCCGAGATGGAAATTCCCTACAGCCGCTTTGTAAACGCCGTCGCGCACGGGCGCGGGGTGACGCCTGCAGCCGTGCGCGCGGGATTTGGCGAAGGCCGTGCCGTGCAGGCCGAACAGGCGCTCACGCTCGGCATGGTCGACCGCATCGCGACACTCGACGAGACGCTGACTCGTTTGACGGCACCCGCGCCCGCGCCCGCGTTGCAACGGGCGGACTCGCAGACGTCTTTTGAGATGGACGAGGCCGCGCGCACGAAGGAACGCGCATGGCGGGCTGACGTCGAGCGCCAACTGCTCACGCTGTCCGTGAGCTGAGAAGAGGACCCCATGAACATCGCTGCGCTACAGACTGATCTCAAGACGGCTCAGGCGGCGGCGCTGTCGCTGTATGAGAAGCACGCGCAGACGGCCGAGAAAGAAAACCGCGCGACGACCGACGAAGAGCGCGCGGAGATCAAAGCGCTCGTGGATAAAGCCGAAGGCATCAAGGCGCAGCTCGTGCGCGCGAGTGGCGACGCCGAGCAGCTGCAGGCGATCCAGCGGCTGACGGCGGGAGTGGGCTTGACGCCCGCGACGCTGGTGCCCGCGCCGAACGGCAAGCGGCTGACGATGGGCCAGCAGTTTGTGAAGTCGGCCGAGTACGAATTCTTCCGCAAGGGCCATCACCGCGTGCAGTCGGCGTGGCGGTCGCCGTCTGTCGAGCTGTATGCAGCGACGTTGACCGAAGACCCGGCCAGCGGCGGCGCGTTGATTCTGCCGCAGCGCGTGCCCGGTATTCTCGAATTGCCCTATCGGCCGCTCGTCGTCGCAGACCTCTACGCGCCCGGCACGACCAACAGCAACGCGATTGCGTACATGCGTGAGAAGACGTTCACAAACGCCGCCGCGCCTGTCCTCGAAGGTGGCGTGAAACCGGAAAGCGCGTTGACGTTCGAAGCGGTCACGGACCCGGTCCGCAAGATAGCGCATTGGTTGCCCGTGACCGAAGAGATGTTGGAAGACGAGCCCGCCATCGCGAGCTACATCGATGCGCGGTTGATGCTCGGCGTGCGGCTCGTCGAAGAGACGCAAATCCTGCACGGCACTGGCGTGGCGCCCGAGCTGATGGGCCTCGACACGGTGCCGGGGACGGCCGCGCCAATCTCGGGCGCGACGTCAGTCGCCGATGCCATCTTCCAACAGATGATGGCGATTGCGTCGACGTCGTTTCTGATGCCCGACGGCATCATCATGAACCCGGCCGATTGGGGCGGCGTCGCGCTGCTCAAGACTACCAACGGCGAATACATCGGCGGCGGGCCGTTCAGTGCGGCCGTCTCGCCGACGCTGTGGGGTCTCAACGTCGCCGTCACGCCCGCGCAGCCGCAGGGCACCGCGTGGGTCGGCGCGTTCAAGACCGGCGCGCAAATCTTCCGCCGTGGCGGCATCCGCGTCGAAGCGAGCAATTCGCACGTGGATTTCTTCGTGAAAAACCTCGTGGCGATCAGGTGCGAGGAACGGCTCGTCGTCGCGTACTACCGGCCTGCGGCGTTCGGTCCGGTCAACGCGATCCCGGCGCCTGCGGCGGCGTAACGACTCACCACACCGGGCGAGCTGTAAGGGCTCGCCCGGTTTCTCGTTGCGAGGGAGTCGATGAGCTGCTGGCGTCACAAGTTCGATCCGGGGCCGTGCCCGGTCGACGACATGCCGCACACGACGTGCACGCCCGAGAACATCGGGACGGCGCGGACGCTTGTCAGCTCGACGCGCCTCTCGCAAACCGTCACAGCTACACAACCGCTGCCGGGCTTTCTGCGCGGGCGTGCCGTGGGCGTGCCGATTCTCCCGAACGCTCAGCCGGTCCGTGAAGAGATTTCGACGAAGACGTATCGCGGCCGGAAGCGCCGATGATCTGGTTCCCCTCGTCGACGTGGTATCAGAACGGCGGACATTGGGCCACACAGCCGATGCCCGACCCCATCAACGATGATGACGTCCTGACCGTCGCCGAGCTGAAAGAGCGCGCGCATATCAACGAATCCGACGAGCTGCTGCAGGCATACATCAGCGCAGCCCGGCAGCAGGTCGAGCGCGATACGAGTTGTGCGCTGCCGACGCAATCGATAGCGGTCGGGTACGACACGCCACCCGCTAGCGGTCAGCCGCTCCTGTTGCCCTGTCCGCCGCTGCAAGAACTGACGTCCGCCGTGTGGGTCGGCGCGGACTCGACGACCGAGGTCATTGACCCGGCGTTGTTCCAGATCGATTTCATCAGCATGCCCGCGCGCCTGTGGTTCACGGGCGGCGCGGCGCCATTCCCGCTCGGGCCGCAGGGGTTTGCACTCACGCTGAAAGTCGGCTGGACGAAGGCGACCCTGCCGCCGCTCCTGAAGTTCGCCGTGGGGCTGCTGGCCTCGCATTACCTGACCTTTGGGCGGGACCTCGCGACAGTCGACAGCGTGACGACGATGCCGATGGGCTACGCGGAAGCGATTCAAGCCTACCGGCTGGAGGTGCTGGTCTGATGGCGACGCTCGGGATGCGGACGCCCATCGGCTCACGCCCGCATCGCGTGACCGTGCAGAACCCCGGCAAGCCGGTGCCCGATGGCGACGGTGGGTATATCACCGTGCCC